TGCTGATCAGCTCGGCATTTGTCTATAGCCTTGATGAAACTCTGGCTCACTACAGCCTGCGTTCGGAGATCGCTGCCAAGATCGGTCACGCTCTGGCCGAAGCTTACGACAAGAAGATCTTCCGTCAGATCGCTAAGGCTGCTCGTGAAGCTCACCCCATCACTGCTGCTCCTGGCCCTGAGCCCGGCGGTAGCATCATCCAACTGGGTGTACAAAAAGAGTACGATGCACAGGCACTCGTCGATGCCTTCTTTGAAGCTGCTTCGATCATGGATGAGAAGAACCTGCCCAAGCAGGGTCGTTGTGCTGTGCTGGCTCCCCGTCAGTACTACGCACTCATCAGCCAAGTTGACAGCAACATCCTGAACCGTGACTACGGTAACACTCAGGGTAACCTCAACTCTGGTGATGGCCTGTATGAGATCGCTGGTATTCCTATCAAGCGTTCCAACAACCTGCCCTTCCTGGCTGGCAACATTGCCGCTGTGAATGGTGAGAACAACAACTACTCTGGCGACTTCAGCACCCACTGTGGTCTGATCTATCACAAAGATGCTGCTGGTGTGGTTGAGGCCATCGGTCCTCAAGTGCAAACCACTGGCTCTGATGTACGTACCATGTACCAGGGCGACATCATCGTGGGTCGTCTTGCCATGGGCTGTGGCACCCTGAATCCGGCCTGTGCTATTGAGCTGCAGTCGGCACGTTCCTGATAAAGGAGACTGACAATGGGATTTGCTCCTTCTGACGGTGTAGGCGTCACTACAAGTGCAACCGCTTACAAGCGTCCTCCTGTTGAGCCGGGTCGTGAAGGTGGCACTGTTGCCACTGTGACCCGTCTTACTGCTGGCACTGGCCAGACTGCTGGCACTAAAGCAACTACCGCAGACAACATCAACGGTAGCGGCTGCACTCTCACTACTACTGTGACGAGTGGAGCTGTTACTGGACAGAGTGTTGCTGCTGGTGGTGATGGTTACCGTGTTGGTGATGTGCTGACTGTTGCCGGTACAACGAGTGCAACCTTCCGGGTTGACACTGTTTCTTATACCAACTGAGGTAATAACCAATGGCCGCTTCTGTAGCTAAAGGCGATAACGGCGTCTGCACCACTGATGCCGTGCGTATTTCTGTCGCCAAGACCCGCAAGGGTTATGGCAGTGCTGTAGCTGACTCTGCTGTGGCATCGACCACCAAGGGTCTGCGTACTGCATATCCTGGCGTTGAGTGCAATATCTCCAACGTCTGATCTATGTGGGGGCATAGCGGCCCCTTTTTTATTTCCCTTGCTAACAACACTATTGTTATGCCGTTCCCTACCACTAACGCTCAGACTGAGCTTCAAGCTGTTAATGAGATCCTGGCGTCAGTTGGTCAGGCTCCTGTCACTACTCTCGATCAAACCAACCCGGACGTTGCGATTGCATACGACACACTGTTGCAGGTGTCACGGGAGGTGCAGGCAGAGGGATGGACCTTTAACAAAGAATTTAACTATCCATTCACTCCAGATAATAACGATCAGATCCTGATCCCTAATAATGTTCTTCAACTTGATCTCACTCCTGACTACCGAGATCGTGATGTTGTACGTCGTAGTGGGAAGTTGTATGACCGTACTGCTCATAGCTACACCTTTACTGAACAGGTGTACTGTGATGTGGTGTGGTTGTTTGACTGGGTAGATTTGCCAATCCCAATCAAAGACTACATAGTTGCACGTGCTGCAAGTACTGTCTCCACTCGTATTGTTGGCGATAGTACCCAATACCAGATGCTGCAACAACGAGAAGCTTATACCCGTGCTATGGCACTTGAGTATGAGTGTAATCAAGGAGACTACACATTCTTTGGTCACCCTCGTGGTGCTAACTATTACACCAGCTACGAACCCTATCGTGCATTGTATCGCTAATGGCTGCAGTAACACAACGAATTCCGAACTTCCTAGGTGGAGTATCGAAGCAACCTGACGACAAGAAATCTCCTGGTCAGGTAAGAGAAGCAATTAACTCCTACCCTGACCCTACCTTTGGCTTGAGCAAGCGGCCTGGCACTAAGTGGCTTGGCAACCTATCGTCTACTGCTAACGAGTTCCAGAACGCTAAGTGGTTCTATATCAATCGTGATGATACTGAGAAGTACATCGGTGTGATCTACGGTGCCAACATCAAGATCTGGAATGTCAATAACCCAACGGCTACGGTCACTGTCACCAATAGTGGTTCTAGCTACTTGACCTACAGCAGTTCTAACGCTAAAGACAGCCTTCAGGTATTGACCGTACAAGATACCACGATTGTTGTCAACAATCAAAAGACTGTCACCACACAAGCTGCTCCGAGCTTCACTGGTAAGGCACGAGCGACCATTCGTCTTTTCAGTGCTGAGTATGGTGCAAGCTATTCTGTGACCATTGCTGGCTTCACTACATCTGCTTATACCACAAAGAACACAGAAGATCCAGCTAATACCAACACCACAAGTAATCAGGTGTTGAACGCTGAAGAAGTACTGACCCAAATCAAAACACGTATTGATACTCTTAACAGCGCTAACAGTCTTGGACTTACTGTAACACAGCTAAAGGGTTGTATTGAGATCAGCAGGTCTACTGCTTTCACAATCACAGCAAAGGGTGGTATCAGTGGTGAGGAACTCACAGCATTTCAAGATGAAGTGGATAACTTCTCTCGTCTACCTGCTGAATCAGTCCACAACCGTGTAGTCAAGATCAATAACACTGTTCTCAAAGAGGACAGCTACTACGCGAAGTTCATTGCTGAGAACGGTACGTCTGGCAAGGGAAGCTGGGAAGAGACCGTATCACCAAGTGTATCTAAAGGACTCACTGCTTCCACCATGCCTCATGAGCTGGTGAACACTGCTGTCAATACCTTTGAACTACGTCCTATTACCTGGGAAGAACGGCTGGTTGGAGATAACGAAACTAACGAACACCCCAGCTTCGTCAACAAAACAATCCAGCAAGCATTCTTCCACAACAACCGTCTTGGCTTCTTGACTGAGGACAATGTGTCCATGAGTCAAAGTGGTGAGTTCTATAACTTCTACCACGTCTCTGCGCTTACCCAAGCTGATAACGATCCTATCGACATCAGTTGCTCAAGCCTCAGACCCGCAGTGCTACACGCAGTGCTGCCTGCTGCTCAGGGTTTGGTGTTGTTCAGTAAGGCACAGCAGTTCTTAATGTATTCTGATGATGGTATCCTAACTCCTAAAACATCAGTAATTAGGACCATCGCCAACTACGAGAACGACGAAAAGATTGACCCTGTTGACGTTGGTACAAATATGGTATTCCTGAGCAAGTCTCCAGGTTATACCCGTATCTATGCAATGGCTACTCGTGGTCAACAGGAGAATCCAGATGTCCTTGATATTGGCCGTATTGTTTCTGAGTGGGTTCCTGATTCTGTCACTGATCTGATTGCATCACCACAGAACTCATTCTTCTCGATGTATGGACCGACCAGTCAGTATGTCTATTTCTTCCGTACCTATGTGGTGGGTGAAGAGACAGCGATGCAGACATGGTTTAACTGGAAGATGCATGGCAATGTGAACTTCCTTGCTGTGGACAGTGATGATACCTACATCGTCACATACCAATCAAACCAATATACGCTAGTCAAAGCAAACCTCACTCAGACCCCCGACGATGCCATCCTGAGGGCCGATAGCGGTCAAGTGGTACAACTATGCCTGGACTGCTATGCAACGCCTTCTAGCATCTCCTACAACAGTACTACAAAGGTTAATCGCTGCTACCTTAGGTTCAAAGACATCACAGCACTCAGTCCATCAGTGATGATTGCTGATCCCAACAACACTGGTGAATCTGGTTTTACCGTCACTCCTACTCGTGGTAATGATGGTAACCCTTACTTTGAGTTTGTTGGTGATAACTATTCTAGTGCTGCGTCTACGGTCTATCTTGGTTTCAAGTATGACTTTGACATTCAACTTCCTAGGTTCTACTACCAAGTCAAGGAAGGCACATCTGATTATACAGCAAACCTAACGGTATCACGAGTTAAATTCTCCGTTGGTCTCTCTAGCAATATCGGGTTCAAGCTAAAGCCACGAGGTGCATCAGAGTGGTATGACGTGCAGTCGATTCAGAATGCTGATTACTATCTTGGAAATGATGTCCCCTTGAATGAACAAACAGTGTACACACTACCTATTCATCAACGTAATACAAACTTTACTTTGAGAGTCTTTAGTGACTCGCCATTCCCTGTGTCTTTGACTTCAATGATGTGGGAAGGGAATTACTCACCACGTTATTATAGGAGGGCTTGAGGATGGCCGATCCGTATACTATAGGTGCCAGCGTTGTTATGGGTGCCATTAGTGGCATCTCCGGCGCTAGCTCACAGAACGAAGCCAGACGGCTTGAGCAAGAGAGAATCAATAGGCAATATAAGTACGACCGGCAACTTGACCGCTATAACTGGCAGCAGACCAAGCGCGATTATCGTTATAGGCTTCGCGATGTTCGAAACCAACGAAACAACAACGAAGCTAATCTCCAATATCTTGAAGAAACTGCTCGTCGTAATTACCAGTACGATCTGCAGATCAGAGACTTTGACTACAAAAATCAACTTCGTCAGTACAAGGAATCTGAACGCATCTATGGCCTCCAGCGAGGGGCTAATGCTCAAGCTGCTGCCTTAGCACGTCAAAGCGAAGAGAATCGCTTTAATGAGATCATGAAAGGCATGGCCTTTGAGCAACAAGACATGCTTGTCAAGATGCTCCAAGAAGAAGGTCAATCCATTGCTCGTGGTGTTTCTGGTCGTTCTGCCTCAAAGCAGATTGCTTCAGTGATCGCTGGTTATGGCAGAAACCAAGCAATCCTTGAGGAAAGCGTGTTGAGTGCTCGTAGAGATTCCAACATGGCAATGCGTCAGATCGAGCAGGAACGTTATCAGGCTGACCTTAATGCTGACTCTCGTCGCATGCTCAAGCCTCTGTTGGCTCCTGCACCGATGGCTCCGCTCTCAATGCCACGTCCGAACCTGTTGGATCCGATGAAGCCGAAGCGTGGTCCGAAGCCCATTAAGGGTGTCAATACAGTTCAAGGTGCAAGCGGTTTCTCTGTTGCTAATAACGTTATCAACGCTGGTCTCAGTGCTTACACAATGTTTGGCGGTAAATTTACCTAAGTTATTTAGAAATGGATCAAATCAAGTATCAAGGGTACGCCCGAGATCGAGGGTTTAATCCGGTTCAATTCAGTACGGGTCGTGTTGATGCAATTGCTCAGCAAGGCGCTTCAATGCTACGGCAATTGAGGGACAACCAGCGTGCTGAGATTGGTAACCGCGATGCATTCCTCCAAGCTACACAACGTGCTCAGGCACTAGAAAGGGAGAATCGTCAGGCTAATTATGAGTTTGCACGGTCATCCCGTAAATCATATCAGGAGGCAGCTCTTCGTAATCAAGAGCGCCTGGTGAACGACGCACAACGCGCTCAGCAAAACTACCAACCTGAGCTGACTGCACTTGCTCAACTATCCAAGTTTTCTGAAACGATCAGTAAGACTCTTGTTGAATATAACAAGCAACGAGAGGAAGACCAGTATAACCAAGAGATTGTCAACAGTATGCTTGGTGGCAATGCCCAGGAAGCTGCAGTTGTAGAGGATGCATACCAGCAACTTCGTACTGGTGGTCAACAGATCCAAGGACTTGCTGACCGCTTGGAAGATGGTGGTATGCCAGAAGAGCTGGTTCAGTCAGTTCGACAGCAATCACGTAGTAGCTCAGTAGTAAGTGCTAGAGCTGCTGCTGCTATGGCACCTGCTGACTACTTCTCTTGGCTTGAGGAGCGTTTCTCCAATGACGATCAGAACCGTATCACGGTAATGACACCGACTGGTCCGCAAGAGATCAGTCCGATGAACCATAGCGGATCAGCACAGCGTGAAGCAATCATGCGTTCCCTGCTTCCGATGTTCTTGCGGGAGAAGGGTCTCTACGGGATGAAGGCTTCTTTCCTTGCTCCAGCTCTGTTGGAGATGAGGAAGACCGAACTAAACTTCCTTAACCAAGAAGCTCGTGCATTCTCTGTTGCTCAGAATAAGCAGCGTGCTGATGAAGCTAATGTCCTTTTCCAGACAGAGATTCAAACAAACCCGACCTTAGCGTGGACGAACTACCTTGAAGGTATGAAGGGTGTCAAGGACAGTGATGGTGTCCGTATGGGTTACACCGGTGCGTTCCAAAAGGCTATGGAACAACTCCGTGACCTTGGTGATGTGTCTGCTGTTGAAGCCATTCGTGATAGCCCCCATCCCATTGTTAAAGGTAAAACGTGGGGACAAGTACGTCCTGATGACTTCAATGATGTTCTTGATGAGATCAATAATGATCAACTCTCTCGTGATCGCAATCAAGAAGCTCGCTTCCAAATGGAAGGCAACAAGATTGCACGTGAAATCATTGCTGAATGGGATCAGAATCCACCGTCTGAAGCTGATGCAGAGGCTGTACTCAAAGCACATACGGCTAAGTACGGACCTAACAGTGATCTGCAGAACTGGGCTTCTAAGTACACTGTAGAGGCAATTGACGATGCAGCTACACGTAAGAATCTCGATGAGCTGATTCGTCAAGGTATTCCCATTCCACCTCAGGATCTCATTGGTCTTCCTAAGGAGATCCAAGATTCCTATCGTGGATACGTTCAAAAGACTGATGATGCGATGAAGAGTGGTGGCGGTGATGATGCCATGACTTTCATCAAAGAGAAGATTGAAGCACGGGCACAGTGGTCTGCTGCTAAGGGTAATCCTAAGGATCCGTCGATTGGTCTTGCAGTTGCTGCTGCACAACGTGAACTCCAACAACTTATCGCTAGAAATCTTGCTGGTGGTCAATCACCGGCAGAAGCCGTTGAAAATGCACGTCAAGCTGTTGAAGTACTTATTGATGACCCTAAAGGTCGTTATCAGTACAATCAAACGCAACCAGGCGGGGAGGGCTTTGCTAGCTTTAACATTACTCCAAGTGTTACTGGTACAGCAGAGGCAAAGCGTCGTCGAGACTACATCCGAGCAAAGGTCTCTGGTGGTGGTAATGCAGCAATCAGTACCTTCCAATTGATCCCTGCTTCCATTCTTAAGCAAACTACAGATAGCTTCTACCTCAATAAGAGGCTTGCAATCCCACCCATTGCTGATGAAATCTCCAAACTCTACGGTGGAAACA